CTTTTGTATCGACTAAGGGAGTATATGTACTGCAACTTTGCAGTAAGGTCACAAATATCCCTATTCCAATTATCCTTTTTATCATTTTGCCTTTCTTTTTAGTTTATGTCATTACTTTTACGTCAAACATTTTTAAAGCCTGGACTTTTTTCTTTTCTTTTAAGTCTCTTAGCTTTTCTTCAGTACTTTTTATTTGTGCCACAATTTTATAGTACTTTTTATTATGCTTGAGGTTTTTTGTAGTGTTTAATATCATAAACCCTCGCTTTGTTTTTGTTAACAACGTCACCTAACGTTGCATTTGGCCCATATGAACCAAATTTCTTTTTAAAGTATTTAGGCCAGTCTTTAGCCTTGCCTTTAAATATTGATACAATCATATGCCCTCACAGATAGTTTCTAATTTAACACTTTTGAGTTTAGGTCTTTCTTCGTTAAGTATTTCATCAAGTAAGTGAATACCATACGAACTATCAACTCCTGGTTCGTTATCCTCCCAATTAAGTTGAACTTTATATCCAGCTTTTTTAAGTGCAGATATTGTGTCTTTATAACTTTTATCTGTAGTTATTATTTTACCAATATGTTTTTTTAAGTGTTTTGGTTGTTCTATTTCTTCAAAACCACCTTTTAAAAACCACTTTGGTATATTTACCATATGCCACTCGTTTTTTACTTTAGCCATTAGGCCTCCTTTTTTTTGTTAGTTTTTTATTATCCATAACCGACTCATACAAGAGTTGCATTGTAAAATCAAGACCCTCAGTTGTATAAAATGTGAATAAAAAAGTTAGGTTTTATGCGGTTTTTAGGCATATTATACAAATTTAAGTTGTATATACCCTTATTTAATTGAAAAAAATATTATTATTGTTAAAAGAATTAAAAAAGGATAGTACTGAGTCGAGGAAACTTTTTAGTTAGTTTTTTTCATTATTATCCTTTTTAGTTGGGTGGGCCTAATCCAAATGGCCCACCTGGAAAGGGATAAAATGATAAAAGTAGAAGTGACTAAAATATGGCTTGGAAAGGTATCTGTTAGAGATTATGTCTACAAAAAGGCACTTAGAACCAAGCAATCTTTGGGTATAACGCATGGCAAGGAGTTTATGATAATTCCTTACGAAAATTTAAAAAAAGCCAAGCAATATACTGAGACCATAATTCAATCTAAATATAATCCAAAACAAAAATATAAGCTGGTAGATTTTGATTGGAAGCCTTATAAGGAAGATAATCCGACTCAAGGTAAATTATGGCAAAATACAAAACCAAATCTGAACGAGACTACATGAGCAGAGTTGCCTCGATTGGTTGCATTTGTTGTGGCCAACCAGCAGAACTGCATCATCCAAGAAAACATACAGGCTTAGGTTTACGAAGTTCACACTTTGATGTAATTCCTCTTTGCCCAACTCATCATCGTCTTGGCAAAGTATCAATTCATTTAGGTAAGGCCCAATTTGAACACAAGTTCGGAACTGAAAAAGAACTACTTAAAAAAGTTAAAAAGGCTTTAGTAGAAAAACAAAAGATGGAAGATTTTTTTTCAGACATATCAAACAATACTCCCAACTCAGGACAATTCGATGAGTTATAGATCAGGATATTTTTTAGCTTTTAGATCTGTGTGGGATCACCCAGCTTTTAAAAATAAAATAGAATCTGCGGTTTGGTTGTATATGGTTTCAAATGCAAGTCATAAGGATAAAGAACTTAAATTTATGGAAAACCCTGTATTTGTAAAACGTGGGGAACTTATTTTTCCTATTAGAAAAAATGCAAGTATTTGGAAAATGCCTTACTCATCAATGCGGTCTTTCATCTTAAGGTTGAAACGTAAGAAAATGATTGATGTAAGAGTAGCCACCACCAAACCACACCATAACCACCCTTATCGATCTGTTTCAATCGTTTCTATTTGTAATTACGATAAATTTCAGCAGTTTGATTTGACACCTGACCAGTACAAAACCACCTCGAGTGCATTACTAAGTAATAAACTAATTAACAATACTAATATTATAGGTTCAGCAAAGGATGGGGATAAGGATTATAAAATATTAAGCGAATGGGGTCACGAGCAAATTATTTTAAGAAATGGCAAAAAATACAGGAAACATAAATGGAAGGACATCCCAGAGGTAGAGATATAAATTGTCCAACTTGCAAAGGGACAGGATTTTATAGAGTGGATTATGCACTAGCAAAAGAGGAAGTTCATGCCAGGTGTGATGATTGTGAAGGTAAAGGTAAATTAAAAGATGAGACGAAAAAAGAAATCGAAATATAAACATTGTGTTATTAAAAAGAAAAAATACTATTTTTATGAGATTCGTTGGATCGATATAACTAGTGATGGAGGCCATGCTACTACTTTTGAGTTTTTAGGCTTTCTTCCAAGTGTTATGATTACAAGAGCTTATTTATTTCAAAAAGATAAAAAATATATTAGAACTTTTGCATCTTACGAGGAAAATGAAGAGTTATTTAGTGATCGTAATGTTTTTCCAAAAGGTTGCATTATATCAATGAAAAAGATAGAAGAATAACAATGATTGTTGAAAATATAGATATTAATCTATTAAAACCTTATGCAAACAATCCTAGAAAACTTACACCTAAAGCTATTGAAAAAGTTGCGGAGTCGCTTAAACAATTTGGTTTTAGACAACCAATTGTAGTCGATAATGATAATATAATTGTAGTGGGCCACACAAGGTATCAAGCCTCCAGGAAATTAGGCTATACTCAAGTTCCTATTACTAAAATTAACAATCTTACAAAAGAGCAAATTAATGCTTATAGAATAGCAGATAATCGTACAAACGAGGAGGCAGAATGGGATGATGAGTTATTAGCTTTAGAAATAAAAGATTTAGAAATGAAAGACTTTGATATTAGTCTGACAGGGATGGACAAGCCTGAACTTGATAAAATACTATTTGAGGAAAAACAAGGTAACACTGATGATGATGAAGTTCCTGAAGCACCTGAAGAACCTATTACAAAACCTGGCGATATTTGGCAACTTGGCAATCATAGAATAATTTGTGGCGATAGTACTCTGCCTGAAACATACCAAAAACTATTAGCTGATAAAAAAGTTGATCTTTATTTAACAGATCCTCCCTATAACGTAGCTTATGTTGGTAAAACAAAGGATGCTCTTACTATACAAAACGATAAACAAACAGATGATCAATTCCAAGAGTTTTTAAAAAATGCTTTTACAAATTCTACTGAATACTTAAAACTTGGTGGATCATTCTATATATGGCATTCTGATAGCGAAGGATTACTATTTAGACTTGCAGTTAACGATGCAAACTTAAAACTTAGACAAACTCTTATATGGTCTAAAAATACTATGGTTATGGGCCGACAGGATTATCAATGGCAACATGAACCTTGCTTATATGGTTGGAAAGAGGGTGCGTCTCATACCTGGTACTCTGATCGAAAACAAACAACTATTTTAAACTTTGAAAGGCCAACCTCATATAAACAATTCTACAAAACAAGAGGATATAGTTTTAGACTCGTTTTTAGGATCAGGCTCTACTTTGATTGCCTGTGAAAAACTACAACGTATATGCTATGGAATAGAACTAGACCCTATATATTGTGATGTTATAATAAAAAGATGGGAACAATGGGCAAACGCAAAAGCGACAAAAATATGAGAGGAACACAATCTAGCCATAAAGCACTTGGTAGACCTAGAATAAATGTTGATTTAGATATTGTAGGAAACCTGGCATCAATTGGTTGTACTCAGGAGGAAATTGCATCTGTTGTTGGTGTATCTGCAAGAACCTTACAACGTCATTATGCCGATATTATAGACCGCTTTAAAAACAAGGGCAAAGCTAGTTTAAGAAAAAAAATGTGGGATAAAGCTATTAAAAAGGACAATACTCATATGCAAATATGGTTATCGAAGAATGAACTCGGTATGAAGGAACGATCTGTTAATGAAACTATAACCGAGCCTCTTCCATTAATTATAGAGGCAGATGCAGAGATTGTAGATGGCTAAAAAAAATACTTTTGGTGTCAACACTTATCATAAACGAACTAGAAAAAAGCGACCTGGTAGACATATAAAAAAACCTAACAAAAATACAAAAGAGTTTAAAAGAAAACGATACAGAGGTCAGGGCCGATAATGGAACTAATAATATTAAATGATGGTGTTTATCAATTAATCCCTGTAACAAAAGATATTTTAAAAGGTATAGAGATTATAAGTGAAGCTACTTGTTTTGACGTTTGCGATATTTTAAGACTCAAACTAACAGGATATGTAGATAGTATTAACCTCCACGTGATGAATGATGGTAGCGGTTATCTTTTTGGGTGCATTTGTAGATAATAAATGATATTTATTTTCTATGGCAAAATTCAAAGGCAGATCAGTTAAATTAAATAAACCTTTTAGAACTCCTGGAAGGTCTAAGAAGTTTGGTGTTTATGTTCGTAACAAAAGGACAGGCAAAGTAAATGTTGTTAGATTTGGCGATCCCAACCTTTCTATAAAAAAAAATAATCCTGTTAGGCAACGTATGTTTTTTGCAAGGTTTAGACCTATACTTGCAAAGGTAAAAGGCCAAAAGTCCTTAAGTGCCGCTTTTTGGAGCATGAAGGCTTGGCGGAAAGGTTTTAATATATGAGCCTTTGGTTAAAAAAACTTATAGTAAAAGTTAGAATGAAATATGCTGATATACGAGGTCATCATGGAAAGCGGTGGAACTATGAACCTGGTGA